TTTCCATATATTGTAATTGGTGAAGAAACTATGACAGATGAATCATCAACTAAAACATTAGACTTTAATAATTTTACTTTAACAATACATATATTTTCTAGAAATAGAGGCAGAAAAGAAGCAAAACAAATCATGGCTAGAATATATGAATTATTACATAATCAAAATTTATCTGTTACTGGTGCTGACCATATCAATACAAGGTTTGAGTTTAGTGATGTAATTAAAGAAAATGATGGTTTAACTTATCATGGAGTTCAAAGATTTAGGACTATACTTCACGATTAATTTATAATATATTATAACACTTCAGAATCAAAATTAGTTGTGGACAACTAAAGAATTAAATTTAATTTAAGCATAAATTATCTATAAGGAGGATATAAAATGGCTGCACAAAAAGGAAGTGCGTTGCTACTCAAAGCAACTTTAAGTGGAAGCGAAAGCACTGTTGCTGGTTTGCGTTCTACTTCAATGACAATCAATGGTGAAATGGTTGATATCACTACTAAAGATTCAGATGCATTAGTGTCTGGAGGAGTAACAAAAGCAAGAGAATTACTTCAAGGTGGTGGAGTATCAAACATGTCAATATCTGCATCTGGTGTATTTACTGATTCTGCTCTTGAAAATGATATAAGAGTAAGAGCACAAAAAGGTCAAATAGATACATACAAATTAGTATTTGGCGATGGAGATAACATTACAGGTAGTTTTCAAATTACAAGTTATGAAAGAGCTGGTGAGTACAATGGCGAAGAGACTTATTCTTTAACACTTGAGTCTTCAGGTCAAATTACTCATACATCAGCATAATAACTAACTAAATAAAAGGAAGTTATTATGCCATGGGCAAAACAATCTATCACTATCAATGGTGAAAGTGTTGAAGCA